GCTTCGATCCGGTCCTCGCGGGGAAGCTCGTGAAGGCCGGCGTCGCCGCCTATGCGAACAAGCCGGGACCGAAGGCCGAGCCGAGGGCGGAGCCGGAGAAGACCACGCCCGAGCCGGAGGACAAGCCGAAGGCGAAGGGCAAGCCCAAGGGCAGGCGCGGTCGTGCCGCGACTGCCTGACGATCTGGAGGCGGAAGCCCACCAGCTCGTGAGAACCGGGGCGGCGATGGACCTGTTCACAGCCAGGATCATCGTCGCCCAAACCAAACCGAAGGCGAGCGAAGAACGTGACCCTGGCCCCGAACGCGCTGACGACTCCGAAGGAGATCCGAGCCGAGCTGGGGATCACGGGGAACGTGGACCGCCTGATCAACGCGGCGAGCGACCGCGTTGAACGCTTCTGCCAGCGCTCGTTCTACTACGAGCCCGCGCGCGTCGAACAGCTCCCCGGGTTCGCCGACTTCTATCTGACCGTGGAGAAGGGGCCGATCCTGTCGGTCGCGTCCCTGACCTACGACGGCGCCCTGATCGACTCCGACGAATACGAGATCGCCGACGACTGGCGGATCCGTTCCGACTCCGGCTTCACGTCCACCGCCGGCACGGCGCGCGACTTCGTGAGCCGCTACCCGAAGGCCGGGAGCGAAAAGGCGCTCTATGAGCTCACCTTTGCGGCCGGCTACGTCACGCCGGCCCAGGCCGGCGAGCTGGGGATCCCCCGCACGCTGCCCTACGATCTCGAGGACGCCGTGATCCAGCTCGTCGCGATGCGCTACCTGGAGACCGGCAACAACCCGCGGATCAAGTCGGAGCGGCTAATGTCGCACCAGGTCAGCTACGGCGGGCCGAGCACGAAGGACAGCGAGGACGGGATCCCCACCACCATCGCGGCGACCCTGAAGCCCTATCGAAAGCTGGGCCAGGCATGACGGCGATCGGGCGCTACATGGTCGACACGATCACGATCGCACGGGAGGCCGGCGTGGACGCGAGCGGCGATCCGTCGTTCGGCTCGGCGTTCACCGCGAAGGCCAGGGTGGAGGCGATCACGAAGTTCATCCCCGGGATCAATGACAGCCGGATCCAAGTCGATTGGATGGTCGCGACGGAGACGGAGATCCGCACGACCGATCGCGTCTGGCTGCCGGGGGACGACCTGTCGAGCGCAGGCCGGCGCCCCGTGACGGTCAAACACGCCCGGCGCCCGAGCGGCGGCGGCCATTACGAGGCGGCGTTCTGATGGCGCGCGTGATCGGCGAGAAACAGATCCGCAAGGGTCTCCGGAAGGCGCTGAAGGACTACCCGGAAGCGGTGGCGGCTGCCCTGATGTCTGAAGGCTACGCGCTCCAGCGCGACGGCCAGAAGCAGACGCCGGTGGAGTTCGGGATCCTGCGCCGGTCCTGGTACGTCGCGCCGCCGGTGGGACCGAAGAACCCGATCGTTGAGGTCGGCGTCGGGACGCGCTACGCGATCTTCGTTCACGAGAACACCGCCGCGCGCCACCCTGTCGGGAAGGCGAAGTTCATCACGGACCCGCTGAACCAGCGGCGGAGCGGATACGTCCGCCGGATCCTGGAGTTGACGGCGAAGTTCGTGAAGCGCGGCACGGGGATCGACGCGCTGCCCAAAACCGCACCGGCGAAGCCCAGCGAGGAAAGCCAACGGGCTTGACCATGGGCACCCCTGACGCAGACGTGGCGGGCTACCTCGACACGAACCTGGCGGCGCTGACGCTCGGGACCAACCTATTCCAAGGGAAGGAGCGCGCGCAGCGTGACGGGGTGATCCCGCACGAGGCGGTGTTCGTCCTGGCTGCCGGCGGCCCGCGGCCCGAAGCCTACCTGCTCGGCGGCGCCGGCCCCGAGCTGCGATACCCCGGCGTCCAGTTGATCACGCGGAGCAATCCGCGCGAGTTCGCCACCGGCCAGACGCTCGCGCGATCGGTCCGCGACGCTGTCCACCACGCACCGATCAGCGGCTACACGGACGCCGCGGTCGCGGAGACCGAACCGCTTTACCTGGGCGAGGACGAGGACGGCCGGCACCGCTGGTCGTCCAATCTCGAACTGATCACGGAGGAGTGACCGATGCCGATGCGCCTGCGCTTCAAGCGACCTTACGACCACGACCGCGGCGACAAGGGTGGAACCATCACCTACGCTGGCGGCCAGCTCTACGACGTCCCCGACGACGTGGCGGCGGCGGTCACCGCTGGCGACGATCCGATCGCCGTCGACCCCGACGCGAAGGACCCGGAGGCGCCGGATCCCGATGCGCCGAAACCAGAAGAGCCGGCCTTCGAGCTGGACGCGAACCCCGAGCCGGCCGAGCCGGCCGAGCTGGAGGAGTAGACCATGGCCCGAGTTGCGATCCCCGTCCAGACCGCCGCCGCCTTCGGCGGTAAGATCGAGGACATCGGCTACACGAACGACGACGGCTCCGGCGAGCTGTCGTTCGTCCATCCCGGCGGGACCGTGCTGGTCCTGATGAACAACGGCTCCGGCGGCGGCGTCGCCGTGTCGCTGTTGGGCACCGCGAGCCGGCGCACCTTCAACCGAGCGACGGACGTGACGATCACCACGGCGGCGGGCGAGCTGTCCGTGGTCGGCGTTCCGGACGTCGGCTACGACCAGGGTGGCGGCGTCGTCCACCTGGACCTGTCCACAACCCCCACCATGGGCTTTGCCGTCGTTCGGGCGGCGCCGTCGAACTAAGGAGACCCCGATGGCTATCATCATTGGACGCAACAGCAAGATCGCCGTTTCGACGGACGACATCACCTACAACGACATCGGCAAGATCACGTCGGGCAGCATGGGCACGACGATCGACATCGCCGACGCCACCACGAACGACAGCGGCGGCTTTAAGGAAGGCGAATACGCTGACCAGCAGGCCAGCGTGGACGTCACCGCGAAGTACGACAGCAGCAACACCGCGCAGGGGCAAATCCTGGACGAGTTCTACACGAACCGATCCAAGCTCTACTTCCGGATCCGGCCGGAGGAGAGCGCGGGCGAGCGGGAATGGAAGTTCCTGGCCACGCTGTCGGACGTGTCGATCGATATGTCCACCGGCGAGGTGGAGGAGATCAGCATCACCGCCGACAGCAGCGGCGCGATCACCATCGCCACCCAAACCTGATCCAAAGAAAGGCAAGCGACACCATGGCTACCAATTCACTCCGCGGCGAAGTGGAGATCACCATCTGCGGCGAACGCCACCGGCTTCGCTTCACGCTCGGCGCCCTGCGCGAACTGAAGGAGCGGTTCGGGGCGGGCAGCGTCGCCGACATTTTCAAGGCGTCCGACCAGTGGGGACCTGATGATATCGCGTTCCTGTTCTGGTCGGGGCTTCGCCGCGGATCGCTGCCCGATGCCACCGTGGAGGACGTCGAAGAAATGATGATCCTCCAGGAGATGCCGCACTACGCGGAAGCCCTGACGGCGGCGTTCAACGCAGCGAACACCGGCAGCACGGAGACGCCGAAGCGGGATCCGTCCGCGGACCCTACGACGACGAGCCCGCGGGATTCAGCGACGCAGACCTAGCACGGAAGGCGACCATGGCGGGGATGTCCCTTGGCCAGTTCTGGGATTCCACCCCGTTCGAGCTGTCGATCGTCCTTCGCGGCTACGACGATCGCCTGTGGGCCAGCTACCAGGTCGCCGCCTTTGCGACGGCGAACCTGATGAACTGTTGGACGAAGCGCCGGATCACCCCGCGGAAGCTGCTGGGCCCGAAGCCGGGGACCGTCAGCGCCAGCCAGTTCAGGAACCGCGCCGAGCTGGAGGCGTTCATCGAACGCAACCGGGCGAAGCGGAAGGAGTCGACATAGATGGCGCTGCTGGGAACGCTCGGGGTCAAGCTGGAGGCGCTGACCGCTGAATTCGAAAAGGGGATGGCGAAGGCCACGAAGGCCGTTCGCGACAACAGCGCGGCGATCTCCGACATCCGAAACAAGTCCACGATCGCGTTCGCCGGCATGGCCAGCGCGATCGGGCTCGCGACCGCTGCGCTCGGCCGACAGCAGGAGGCGGAACGCCGGCTCGAGGCCGTGGCGTCGATCTACGGGACGAACACGGAGGCGGTGAAGGAGTACGCCGCCGAACTGCAAAAGGTCACGACCTTCGGAGACGAAGCGACGATCAGCGGCGCGGCGATGCTCCAGTCCTTCGCTCTAACGGAGGACCAGCTCCGAACCCTGATCCCGCGAATGCAAAACCTGGCGGCGTTCACCGGGACGGATCTCAACTCCGCCGCGCTGCTGCTGGGCAAGTCCGTCACCACCAGCGCGTCGGCGCTGTCGCGTGCTGGGATCATCCTGACCGACGTGCAAAAGGCCGCGTTCGACGCCGGGAACCAAATGGAGCGCGTCGCCCTGGTCGCGGAGATCGTGGACGCGAACGTGGGCAACGCCGCGGAGACGATGGCGCAGACCGTGACCGGCGCGTTCAAGCAAGCGACGAACGCGAGCGGCGACCTGTTGGAACAGTTCGGCGAAATGGTCGAAGTACCCCTGACCAAGGTATTCCAGACAATCACGATGGCGCTGGGCCGCCTTGTCGAGGCGTTCGACAGCCTGTCGCCGAAGGCGAAGGCATACCTCGGGCTGGCTGCGCTCGCGGTCACCGCGACGCTGGGGATCGCGGCAGCGGCGGCGACGGTGGCGATCGCCTTCACCGCTGCCGGAGCTGCGATCCTCGCGCCGATCGCGATCGCCGTCGCCGCGGTCCTGTCGCTGGCCGCGACCGTCCTGGCGATTGCCGGGATTATGAAGATCGTGCGCAAGGCATGGGACGAGGACCTGGGCGGCATCCAGGGCAAGTTCGACGCGGTGACCGACTGGATCGGGACGCGATGGGACGAACTGACCGACTTTTTGTCGGACGCTTGGGAAGGGTTCACGGAGGACATCGCGAAGGAGTGGGAGACGGTCACCACGTTCTTCGCCGACGCCTTCGCCGACGTGGTGGACTTCATCGCCGACCTATTCGACCAGATCAGCGACGCGGCCGTGTCAGCCCTTCGGCTGATCTCGCCGGAAGCCGCCGACGCCGTGGAATCGTTCCGCGGGTTCAGCGACGCGGCCGACTTCGTTTCGGATTCTTACGAGAGCGCAGCCGAAGCGGCGAGCGACGCTATGGAATGGGTCGCCGGCTCGACCGAAGGCGCAGGCGACACGATCGCCGACGTGATGGACAATGCGGGGGACCTTGCCGGCGAAGCCTTCGAGGCGATCAAGGCGGCCGGCGGCGACGCCGCGTCGTTCGTGGGTGATGCGTTCGGCGAGCTGGGCGACGAGATTTTGGAATCGCTCGGTTTGCTGGAAATGATCGAGGCGAAGTCCGCGCCGAAGCAAGCGGCCCCGGTTCCACCGGCAACCGAAACCGGAGCCGGCGCCGGGACCGGTGAGGCAGCCAAGGTCCAGGCGGCGATGACGGACCAGGCGATCTTCGATCAGCTCGGATCGACGGCGGAAGGGCTCCTGTCGCAGCTCGGCGACATCGGCAGCACGATCCAAACCGGAATCCAGGCCGCGCAGGCCGGCGGCCCGTATGCCGCCGTGGCCGCCGTGCTCGCTGACCTGGCGACCAAAACCGAAGCCTTCACCGCGATCGTGGAATCGCTGGTGCCGCTGTTCGAGCTCGCGGTCGAGGCCGTGGAGCCGCTGGTCGAGGCCGTGGCGCCCCTGGTGGAAACGGTCGCGGAGTCACTGACGCCGATCATCGTACAGCTCGGCGAGGTGATCGACGTCCTGGTGACCGGCTTGGAGCCGCTGTTTGACGCGGTTGGTCTGCTGGTCGAAGCCCTGCTGCCGATTGTCGAGGTGATCCTGGTCGCGCTGATGCCGGTGTTTGAAGTCCTCGCCTTCGTGATGAAGGGCTTTGCGATCGTCGTCGGCGCCATAGCGATCGCGATCGCGTGGGTCGTGAACGCCGTGATCGACGTGATCACCGGGATCCTGGAGGTCGTCGCCGCGGTCGCTGACATATTTGGAGCGGGCGGCGAGGTCAGGGACTTCGCTGACACGATCCGCGACGCGCGCGTCGACATCGACGGTATGGCCGAAGGACTGGCCGACCTGGTGGAAGGCACGGAGGAGAACGCGGAGGTGGTCGAGGACCACACGGAGGCGGTGGAGGAAAACACCGTGGCCGTGGAGGAAATGGGCCAGGCCGCGGACGAAACCGCCGACAGCTTCAAAGAAGTCGCCGCGTCCATGACGAACGTGCCCGAAGGGTTCAAGGTCGCCGCGTCCCGCTTCGCCGCCATCGGCGCCGGGCTCGGGAACCTTGCCGGCGGTGGCGCCGGGATCCTGGGCGCCGCAGCCGGCACCGGGCAGACCACGACGATCGACACGCTGATCCTGATGGCGGAGGACCCGGAACAGTTCCTGGACCGGCTGACGAACGCCGCCGACTGGCGCAACTTCGCTGCCAACGGGACGCCGCTCGACATCCCGCCCAATCCGAACAACAGGTGAGACCATGGCATTCCTGAACCTGAACGGCTGGCAGATCCCGATCCGGAAGGGCGGGCAGCGGCAGCCTGTGATCATCGGCGAGCGCGCGCGGTCGTTCAATGGGACATGGAACGTCGACCGCCGCGAGCTGTTCGACAAATGGATGTTTGAGACGACGGAGCTACGCGCCGACGACGCTGAAGCCCTGGTCGGGCTCCTTCAGGGTCGTGGGCATTCGTGGCCGTATGACGCCGATCTTTACAGCGGGAAGGGGCTAGGGCCCGGCTCGACCAGCGGCACGATCGTCCCCGCGAAGTCGATGTCGCCGGTTTCGGACATTATCGGCGCGGTGGGTGGTCAACCTGAATCGTTCTTCGCGAGCAATGGGTCGCTCGCGGTGGAAGCCGCGGCGACGAACATCCTACCGTCCGCGACGGCACGAGCGTCTAGCGCGTCGGGATTCTCCACCGTGGGCGGCGGCTCGCTTGCGCTGGACACGACCTACTACGCGATCGAAACCTTCGAGGGCACCCTGTCTGCGGTCAAACACACGCGGACCGCGCTGGGCCAGGGCGTCCAGACGAACGGGCAATCGTGCGGTGCATCGACCCGATACGTTGGAAGCGTCTACCTTATGACGCTCGACACTGGGATCACGGTCACGGTTGATCTGGACGACGACGTGGACAACATCGACGGGGCGCCCGCGTCACTACAGTCCGGGGTGTGGCAGCGGGTTCAGGTCTACGGGACGACGGACCCCGCCGCTTCCACAATCTCGATCAGTGTCACTGTGACCGGCGGCGCCGCAGCCGGCGACATCTATATCGACGCGCTACAGATCGAACCGTCGGACGACGTGGCGACCACTTGGTTCGACACGTCGCGCAGCTCGAAAAACCTGGAATACGACACCAGCATGTTCGAAGGCGCCGACGGCTTCACGTTCGCGGCGTGGATCAAGATGGACAGCTACTCCGGTTTCAGCTTGTCAAAGGGGATCTTCAACCTTCACGACACTAGCAACAGCGAGGCGATCCGCGCGGCCCGCGGCGCCGGGACCGATAACCTGTCGTTCCTGGTTTCGTCTGGCGGCTCGACCGTGGTGAACCAGGGGATCACCGGGGCGTGGGATAACGATTGGCACCACGTCGCCATGACGGTCGGGCGGACCATCTACGGGCAGTTCGCCGGGAACACGCTGATGGTGGGGTACTACGACGGCGGGCAGGTGGCCGCGGCGTTCGGGTTCCAGATACCAAACCTGGAGATCATGACACGGCTGGCGATCGGTAACTACGGGACGGCGGGCGCTTCGCTTCGGCTCGGCGGCGGGGCAATGATGGACGAGGTGATCGTGCTTCCGTTCGCGGCGTCGGCGAACATGATCGCCGGGCTCGCGTCGCAGCAGACCGAACAGCCGCCCGCATTGCCGAAGCTGCTGGCCGAAGGATCCACGATGCACCGCGCGCCGGGGTTCCGGCACGTCGAAGGTCGGGTCGTGAACCGGATCTACAACCCGATCTACCTGGACGGTGGGTGGCAAGATAACGCGCAGCGGATCCAGTTCGAACTGGAGAGCTGATCCGATGCGAACAACAACAACAGGGCAGGACGTCGTCCTGGCGAAGAACCACCGCCGGGTCAGCATCCGGGCGTTCGTGGACCGCGGCGGCGGGGATTGGGTGAACCTGTCGGACCTGGAGGGACGCGACTGGATCCAATCCGCCCAATGGGGCGACAGCCAGGACGCATCGGTTCAGACGCTCCAGCTCGGGCTTCACCAGCGGGTCGAGGATCTTAGCCTGGCGCCGCTGGTGGACGGGTCGAAGCTGAACGACGCCGGCACGTTGATCGACCTGGGGAACCCGATCTACCTCGAGGTCGCGGTCACCCCGGAGGACGACGCACCCCTGCCGGCCGATTGGGTGGAAGTGTTCCGCGGCGAGATCGACGCGATCGACTGGCAGGCTTCACCGATGTCCGTCCGCTGTCGCGACAACTCCGGTCAACTCGATCGCTTCATTGAATTCCAGCGTCGGATCCCGGCGTCGCGTGACTTCGCGCCCGTCGAAGAAGTGATCCAGGAGATCCTGGATAACGAGTTCGGCACCGGCGCCGGCCGCGTCGTGCTCTACTCCACGAACGGCACCCTGGCCACGCCGTTCGCCGCGGCCGACTCGCCGGAGTGGTTCGTTCCGGCCTACATCCAAAAGAAACAGCCGGTGCTCCAGGCGATCCGCGTCCTGTCGGATCAGATCGGGTGGTACGTCCGCCAGGTCTGGAACGACAGCGTCGGCGCGTTCGTGCTGACGCTCTACGAGCCGCCGCGAGCGAAGGCCGCGCGCGGCACGCTGTCGGCGTTCGGGGTTGTATCCGTCGGCGAAACCTTCAGCCTGAACGGCACGACCCACACCGCCGTCGCCAGCTCGCCCGGTTTGAACCAATGGGTCCCGACGGGTGTTGCGGTGGACGACGCGGCGGCGATCGTGGACCTTCTGAAGTTCAACTCAAGCCAGTCCGCGAACATCGCGAGCGCGTGGATCGTCCCGCCGCGGCCGGCCGTCGGCTCGCTGACGTTCACCGGGAACCCGTCGGTTGGCCAAACCCTGACCGTGGGAACCGTCACGCTGACCTGCGTGGCGGGAACACCGGGGACCAATCAATTCCAACAAGGTGCGTCGAAGGAGGACACCGCCGCCTACCTCGCGACGGCGATCGGCCTATGGACCGGGGCGAATGGCGACCGCGTGATCGACGGGGCCGGCGGCGTGTTCGTCCGTGTCGAATGGGGTGTGGCGGGGACTGCCGGCAACTTCATCACGTTCACGGAGGCAATGGGGGGCGTTACTGCTGACGGCGCCGGAACGCTCGGCGGTACTCAGGTGGGGTGGGAGGCCGCTGTCCAGGTGGAATGGGGGACGAAGGGCGCGGCGGGCAATTCCATCACGTTCACGGAAGCGATGTCCCTTTGGCTTTCTGACGGTGGTGGAACCCTTGGGGGCACGCGGGCCGGCGCCGACGTCGCCGGTTCGGTCTACACCTTCGGACCCGATCGCTACTACGCGCCGACGCGGCTGGCGCTTGCGCGCTCCGGGATCCGCAACGTCGTCCGCGTGAAGTTCGGCGTGTCGCAGCTCGACCGAACAACGGTCGAGGTGAACGACCCGGGATCGATCACGAAGTACGGCCGCCGGTATATGGAGGTGGCAGAGGCGGGCAGCTCGCAGATCGACACGGAGGCCGAAGGCCGATACATGGCGCAGGCGATCCTGGACGACCTGAGCCAGCCCGACGTGGACCTGGGGATCCCTGTCCCGTTCTTCTGGCCGGTGGAGCTGGTGGGCGACGTGTTCACCTTCGAGGCCAACGGCTTTCACTTCGACACCGATCAGGAGCTCGCCGTCGTCAGCTACCGCCACAACCTGACGGCGCAGCAATCGCGGACGGAGCTGACCCTGCGCGGCAAGCCGTCGGGCGGATTCAAGCGGTGGCTGGAGCTGGACGCGCGTGCCGGCATCGCCGGGCAAAACCAATTCTACCAGCACGACAGCGCGGAGGGCGTCAGCTCCACGCCCGGCGTCGGCCTGATCGTCGTCCAGTACGACGACCCGCGGGGGATGTCGCCACCGATCAACGATTGGGCGTTCACGCGCGTCCACCTGTCGGAGACGCCGGGCTTCACCGCCGACGCATCGAACCAGGTGGCCGTCGGACGCACAACGCGATTTGAGATCGGCGGGCTGACGCCAGGCCAAACCTACTACCTGAAGATCGCGATCATTGACTCCGCCGGCGTCGTCGCTTCGCTGACGTCGCAGATCACGCAGGCCACGCAGCAGGTCGCCGCCTACCACGTCAATCCCGACGACCTGCGCCGGAACATGATCCTGAACGGCGACTTCGGGCAGGCCACGCTTGATGTCGCCACGACTCCGCCCGATGGCTGGACGCAGACGACCGGGGCCTGGGGAACCGACTGCCTGGCAGACGGGACGACGCAGGAGACGGGGACGCGATCGATCAAGTGGGCCGCTTCCGGAGCCGGCCGGCTGCTGTCCGACTTCATCCCCGTCAGCATCGGCCAGCTTTACCGGCTGGAACTGAACTGGCAAAGCGTGAACCCGTTGTCCGCTCGGCTCGGCGTCCTGGTCGAGGGTTACACCGCGGCCAAGTCGTTCATCACCACCACCACCGGGGTTGTCGTGTCCACCGGGATCGGCGCTTCGACGTGGGACAAGGTCAGCGGTTTCTTCTATCCCGACGCGATCAGCTCGGCCTGCCGATACGTTCGGATCCGCGTTTTCAACATCACGAACAGCGTGGACGCTTTCGCCGACTACCTGCTGATGACCCGCGCGTTCCATCAGTTCCGCGGCTATCGGGCAAGCGCGCAGATCGTCGCCACAGGGACCGTGACGAACGTGAATCACTCGTCCCGGGACTACGAGGACGGCGGGATCAACATCGGCGGGACGATCTACGGCCACGACGCAGGCGGCTCGGGCGGCTCGCCGTTCCGTTGCCTGACTCCCGGCAAATACTACGCATACGCGTCCGTCGCCCTGGCCAGCGTCCCCGCGGGGACCACGATCGAAACCGGGTTTCAGTTGAACGGCTCGCAGACGAACACGTCGACCGTGTTGAAGGTCGGCAGCACGGGCGACCACCAGATCATGGCGGCGACGATCGTGGATATGGTGAAGGGCGACGTCCTGAATCACTACGTCTGGCACGACAGAGGATCTAATCTGTCCACGATCGGCGGGCTGCTGCGCACCAACTTCCAAGTCGGTCCGGTCGAGGGGAGCGGCTGACGATGCGCGGCGAAAGGCGGTACCGTGGTTTCTCGAAAACCATCCGGGAACGATCCGATCTGCGTGCCGGCGAAGCGAGGTCGCACCAGCTCGAAGGCTTCACCTTCCACACGAACGGCGGCGAGATTACCGCCGACATCGACGGCGTTAGGGTCAAGCCCGGGGAGACGATCGTTAAATCCCCCGACGGTCGGACGGTGGCGCGGTTCGACGATGAAGGAGGGATCACCTACGACGCCAAAGCCGCGGCGCCTCTGTTCGCCGCCTTCCCTGAATTGGAGGACAATGCCGATGACTGACGAACAGCTCGACGCCCTTTTGAAGCGGCTGGAGGAGCGCGACGCGAAGCGCGAAAAAACGATCACGCAGCGATACCCGCCCGCGATCGGCTGGTGGCGGCGGTGGGGTCAGCCGCTGGTGGCGGCGATGATCGCGATCGGCGGCGTCGCTGTCGCGGTGTGGACGTTCGCCGGGGACCACCTGGTCACCACCCGATCACGCGGCGACGGGCTGGAGGAACGGATCCAGGCGCGCGAGAAACGCGACAAGGTCCACGACCGGGCGATCCTCTACCAGGACGAAGTCCAGCGCGCGACCTATGGCGGCGTGAAGGCTTTGGGGGACAAGTTCGGCGTGGAAGTACCCGAACTGCCACGCCGGCCGGCGCTGGACCCGGAAAACGGGGAACCGAAGTGACGGCCGGCGTCGTCGTCGGGATCGATCCCGGTCACGGGGCCGCGGACCACGGCGCCGAGTACGGCGGCTTCGTGGAGAAGGACTTGAACCTGGCCTGCGCGCTCCGGCTCGAGGCCGCCTTGATGGGGACGCCGATCGTCCCCGTGCTGACCCGGCGGGCCGACTTCGATCCGAGTTGGCGCGCGCGCTACGAGGCGGTGGCGCAGGCTGCGTTCGTCGTGTCGATCCACTTCAACGCCGCGCGGAACACGACGCAGGCGAACGCCGAAGGCTACCATTGGCCGGGCAACGATCGGACCCGGCGGATCTGCCTGGCCGCCGTGGCGGCGATGCCGCTCGAACTGATGTCCTCGAAGGTGATCGCCGCGACCGACGAGCCCGGCCCCGAGGACGATTGGCTGCAGCGCCCGCGCGTCGTGCTCGGCGCGTTCCGCGAAAAGCCGTGCGCGCTGGTCGAATGCGGTTACCTGACGAACCCGGGCGACGTCGAATACCTGGGCCAGCCTTACGCGCTGGACGAGATCGTGAATGGACTGCGCGCCGCCTGCGTGCGGGGCGCCAAAATTTTCGGAGGCTGAGATGGCGGAGGACCAAGCAAGCAAGCCGGGCCGCGGCTGGCGATTCTTCGGGGCGATGTTCGGGCGCGACAAGGGCACAAATGGGACGCCCGAGCGGGTGGTCTCTCACCACAAGGTCTGGGGATCCGTGTTCGTGCTGGTCGCGCTCGGGCTGCTGCTGTTCGGCGGGACGTGGCTGACCGACGACCAGGCGGTGGAGATCGCGAAGGCCGGCGGCCAGATCCCCAGCCGGTGGGGGTCCGTCCCGTGGGAGTTGTGGGCGACGATCGGGGCGTTCCTGGGCGTGGACGTCGCGACGAAGGCGCTGGGCCGGCGGTGACGTTCCTGAAGCGGTGGTGGGGCGCCCTGCTGACCGTCCTGGCTGCCATCGCGGCCGGGGTCGGGCTGTTCCTGGCCGGCCGGTCCCGGGGGCGCTCTGAGGGCGACGTGGAGGCCGCCAGGGACGCCCAGGACGACGCGCGGGAATTGGGCGAGGCGGAGACCACGGCGGCCCGTAAAAAGGCCATACGGCGCTTTGTAGAGGCTAGCGAAAAAGCGAAGGCGGAACGCGATGATACGAGCGGTGATCTGGGCGATTATCTGGACCGCCACACCGGCGGCGGCGACTGACCCCCTGGAGCCGCCGCCCGCCCTGGAGTGGCCCGCCGACTTGCCGGCACAGGTCCCCGTCCCGGCCGGCCGGCTCCACCCCGCCGACCCCGAGCTCACGGCGATCGACGTACCCGCGGGGACGCTGCTGCCGAAGGCGCTGGCGGACCACGTCCGCGACCGCCTGATCTACCTCGACCAGATCCCCGGGCTGTGCGGCGTGAAGCTGCGCGGGCTCGCCGACATCGGAACCGCTGACCTGAAGGCCGCTACCAGGAACGCCGAAGCCGTCTGCCGAACCCGGATGGCGGAGCAAGCGGCAGACGCCGCCGGCCGCTTCGCCTGGTGGGAAGTGATCGCGTGGACCGCGGGCGGCGTCGCCGTCGGAGTCGTCGCCGGGATCGTGCTCGGGATCGCCGCCGGGTTGTGATCGGCGGGCTGCCTGTCGCTTGCCAGCCCGCCTGGGGTCGGCCGGTTGTGGTGGCCGGCCGGCCCCACCTACACCCACCCACCCCGCTTAACGATTCGCGCACGCGCTTAGGGACGAAATACGCGCGTTCGCGTTCGCGCAAGTAGATCGCTCCGGTCCGCTCCTGTCGCGGGTTTGCGCGTTACATTCGCGCGAACGAACACGCGCGATCGCTTGAATGTTTTGACGCTGTGCGTGAAGCAAAACAGGACACCGGCCGTCTTTTCAATGTATTCACCCCCACACAAGGCGTTTAATCCGGGGGTACGCCCCCTTCTACGGGGGGTAGCGTCAGAATCGCGCCAGACGCCCGCGCCGAAGGTGGCCGGAGTAAGTACCTAGGTCCGGCCCATTAAGCGCCCTCAAGGGGGCCCGTATCGCTTCGGGCGGTTGGCACGATTCTATCCCTACAGGCGCAAGGGTCTGCGCGCCGAGTCATATTTGCACAATGGGCCAGGAGCCCGGCCTGGTTCGGGTCGCTTAGGCCCAAAGTAGCCAAAACCGGCCCGCGTGGCACAACCCTTGCCCTTGCCGGTTTCGCGCCCGCCGGCCCTTTCGCCGGTGACAAACGGGCCGGCGTGTCGTACAATCGGCGCCTGGAGGTCACCATGTCGGAGACGTTGAAGCGACTGCGAGCCCGCCACGCAAAGGAGGAGCGCGAGCTGGTGCGCCGCCACCTGGTCGAGGCGGACGGGATGATCGGGAAAGCCAGGCGCAGCCTGGGCGTCGCGAAGTCGACGCTCCAGGCATTGATCCGCCGTCACGGGCTCGCGGAGTGGTATGCCCGCCGGTCCCCCGGATCTGGCCGCCCGAAGGCCACGGCGTAGCCCAGAAACGACAAAAGGGCGATAAGCCGTCCCTTTCCGCGGGGTTATAATGGGCCGGGGATGCGTTTTTTTGTTGTGGTCCTCCCCTGGCTATGGCTTACTTGGGCTGTGAGAAACCCCACCCCAACAACGGAGAACAGCATGACCACCACCAGCAACACCCCCGCCCTGATCACCAGCATCCCCGGCACCACCCGCGGCGTGACCTTCGCCGTCCGTGTGATCGAGCCCGGCCAGCGGTACGGTCGGAACGACTGCCTGACGAACGACGGCGACGGCGCCCTCGTGGAGTTCTACGACGAGCGGCACAAGGGCGGCGGCTTCGACACGATCGGGCAGTTCGTCACGCGCTACAACGAGGAGATCCTGGACGGTCGCGGCCAGTGGTCGAGCGGCGACCTTGCGCGGACCGGCCTGAACCTGGACGGCGGGATCCCCGATTGGTCCGTCAGCGCCGACGGGATGGGCCGCGTCCTCCGCGCCCTGCGCGATCGCCACCTGCGCCCCGGCAACGCCGTCCCGGCCGCGAACCCCGGGATGCTGCCGAAGTCCTGGCCGTGCCGGCATTGCGACGAGATCGGCGAGAACGGGCACACCTGTCGGAACTGCGGCGAGATGATCGACAGCCGCCCGCGCCAGCTCTACGTGTTTATCCGGGACGGCCGGATCCACTTCAGCGGCGGCGTGGCCGGCGAGCACAGCATCGCGATCAGCGTCAGCGACGTCGACCGCTGCGCTTCGCACGCCGAGGGCTACGCCGAAGCGCAGGGCTGGAGCGCCCGCGGCGTCAATGGCTTCGCCAGCGCCGCCTGTACGATCCGCCGCGACGAAGGCCGCGAGCTGGTGAGCATCCACGTCCGCGCCGGTGGTGACGGCTACCACGTCACGAAGTAGGACCGCAGCGAGATCGAACAAGCGCCATGACGCGAGGGACGCCGACGGCGTCCCTAACGTCAGTGGAGCCGCACCCCACAACAGCGGCCGGAGGACAGCATGACCGGAAACCCCCACACCTTCCCCCACGAAGCCCACGAGGGCTACTTCGTCAGCGGGTCGAACCACGCGGGCGAGATCCGTGGGCTCGCCCTGTCGGGCTACGACGTCGGGATCGCAGTCGACGCGATCGACAAGTCGGGCGACGCCCTGCGCGAGCTGGAGCTGTACGCGGGCGGCCCGATGCGCGTGTTTGTCGACTCCGGCGCCTTCGGCGAGGTCGCCTTCAACCGGCCGCACGTCTGCGGGCGCGGCGCGAAGTGTAAGGCGGGGACCTGCGCCGGCAACGGCACCCTGCCGTTCCCCGACGCGCCGGCCTGGTCGTGGGTCGACGTGAAGCCGATCAGCGACGCCGATTGGGATCAGCGGCTCGCCGTCTACGAGCGGCTGGCCGCGTCGCTTCGCACCCAGCTCTACGTCGTGGCGCCCGACAAGGTGGGCGACCAGGTGGAGACGCTGAACCGTCTGCGCCGTTACGCCGACCGGATCGCCGCGATGCAACGCGACCACCGGGTCAACGTGATCGTGCCGATGCAACGCGGCCCGATGCCGATGATCGCCTTCGACGTCGCCGTGCGGAAGCTGCTGCCGGGCGTCGACTTCATCCGGGGGATCCCGTCGCAGAAGGGCGCCATGCCGGCCGCGCAGCTCGCGGAGTATTGCGACGATCTGCTCTGGGATCGCGACGTGGACGAGCTGGCGATCCGCTTCCACCTGCTGGGGGTTGGGCCCTACTCGCCCGACTTCGACAAGGTCCGCGGCTCGATCCCGCGCTGGGCCGCCGACGTGACCTGCGACAGCGTGCGGATCACCGCCCTTGTCGGCCTGCGCAACGGGCCGAACGGCGGCCCGCGCGACCTGACGCGCCGCCGGCTGGAGCTGCTGGCCGCCCGCCCCGACCTGGAGGGTAACGCGGCCGAGGTGAAGTTCCGCACCGTGCAGGGTCACTTCATCGCCGAAGGCCGCCGGCTGCTGGCCGAGTCGATGGCGGCCGGCTGGTTCGATCCGGAGCTGGTCGAGGACGACGCCGCCCTCGAGGACGACTTCGACGGGAAGGCGGTGGCGGCATGATGCGCGCGATCGATCTTTTCGCAGGGTGGGGAGGCTTCAGCCTGGGCGCCGAGCAAGCCGGGCTCGATGTCGTGTGGGCCGGCAACCATTGGCCGCTCGCCGTCCAGGCGCACGCGGCGAACCACCCGCGGGCGCGGCACGTCTGCCAGGATCTCCGGCAGGCCGATTGGACGGCGCTGCCGGCCTACGATCTCCTCCTCGCGTCGCCCGCGTGTCAGGGTCACAGCCAGGCCAGCCAGCCGCGTCGCCGGCTCTACCACGACGCCCTGCGCGCGACCGCCTGGGCCGTGGTCGACTGCGCCGACGTGACGGAGCCCGCCGCGATCATCGTGGAGAACGTCCCCGACTTCCGCCGGTGGCGGCTCTACCCCGTCTGGCGCGAGGCGCTGGAGCGGCTGGGCTACACGCTGACCGAACACGTCCTGACGGCCAGCCACTTCGGCGTGCCGCAGCGTCGGCGGCGGCTGTTCGTCGTCGGCCAACGCGCGCCGCGTGAGCTCACGTTCGAGGCGGACGCGACCGAGCCCGCCTTCGGCCCGTGCATCGACTGGACCGACGGCCGGTGGCGGCCGATCGGCCAGGCGACCGGGAACGCGCGCAAGCGGATCGACGCGGCGATCGAGCGGCACGGGCCGCGCTGCCTGGTTCAGCACGTCACCGGGCACAAGGGGATCCCGCTGTCTGACCCGATCCGCACCATCACCACCGGCGACCAATGGGCGGTGATCGACGCTGGGCGCGGCCGGTATCGGCCGCTGACCGTCCGCGAGAACGCCCGCGCCATGGGCTTCCCCGACAACTACACCTGGCCGGACGACGCCACGCGCACGGACAAGATCCGCGGGCTGGGCAACGCCGTCTGTCCGCCGGTCGCGCGCCGGCTGATCGCGGAGGTGGCAGCGTGAACGACGAAACCCACAACGCCAAGCACCCCTGCTTCGTCTGCGACAACCGGGCGATCGACCTGAGCCGCTACACGCACGGCGGGGAGCGAATGGTCGACGTCCTCCTGAACCGCGGGCGCAACGTCGTCCTGTCCGAACAAGGGCACGCGCTCTGCCAGGTCTGCGTGAAGCGCCTGGGCGCCGGCCCGATCGACCTTGGCCACGGCGTCCAGCTCCGGAAGGTGGGCGACTGATGGCAGACGAACACACCATCATAGAGCCGTTGCCCGAGTGGCTGACCGGCGAGGACGTGAAGGCCGACCGCGCCGGCCTCGCCGCGTACACCCACCTGATCCGATCTGCCGACGACCCCGAGCGCCAGCCGCGCGAAGCTCGGCGCGGGAAGGAGACCGCGTGGCGGCGCGACTTCAAGATCAGCACGCGCGCCGCGTGGCGCGATCGGATCATCGCCCACCTGGCCGACGGCGTGCCGCGCACGCTGAACCGGATCGCGGTCGAGCTGGCCGACGCGAACGCTTCCACCGTGTTCGGGAAGGCGCCCGATCTCGCGCTCTGGGATCTGGTCTACGCCGGCAAGGTTGAACACTCCACGAACGCGCCGATTCTGTTTCGCATTGTCGGGGCGGCAAGCTACGTTCGCGATCCCCACACCCACAACAACGGAGGACATCATGGCGGCCGCGCCTAGATTCAAAGTCTACGACCCCCAAGGGAAGTACCAGGCAGCGTGTCACGAACCGGAGGCCGCGGCCGTTCTAGCCGAGTGGTACGGCGCCGGGTCGACCATTCGCGACGGGCACCGGAAGCGCAACACCCTCTACACCTTCGATGGGAAGCTGGACAGCTTCGACGCAATCGCGGAGATCTGTTTCGACAAGGTCTGGGGCGTGATGCCCGGGGCCAAGGGCGGGCAACAGTGAAGGCCCCACAGCTCCCCGCCTTCGCGTGGGTCGATGAACAAGTCGGCGATCGCCAACTCCGGCGACTCGCTATCGTGATCTACCGCGCGCGCTCGCGCAGCTACCGCGGCAAGGTCTGGCTGGAACTGGCCGGCGGCGGCGGCCGGTGGTCGGCGCTGCGCACGCTGAAGCGCGTGCGCTGGGCCGACCAGGACGCGGCGAGGCGCGCGACCGGCGGCGCCGACTGGCGCGACTATCAGGGCGAAGCGGTCCTCGAGGGCGTGAAGCCCGCGCCGGGGATGTACCTTATCCACCGCGGGCGGCGGATCGTCTACGGGAAGATCCTGCGCGTCACCACCAAGGGCGCGGTCGTGTGGCACGGCGAGCTGTGCGACGTGACCACGATGGCGGCGACGCTCCACGCGGGCGGCTACAGCTACGCCGACCACCCGCCGGAGGGGTTCAGCTTCCACACCCTGAAGGCGGTGGCGTCGTGATTGTCGCGCGCTGTTCCTGCGGGCGCGAGTACACGCTGAAGGCGTGGCGCGCGCTCCGACTGGTCGGCTACATGCTGGACTTCGTCGGCGGGCTGCGCGAGCTGCGCGACTGCCCGTGCGCGTCAACCTGGTCGATCGAGATCGAGATCCAAACACACCACACCGCCCGCGCTGCGGGCAGAAAGCGAAGCCAATGACAACCCTGACCACCGGCATCTATGCCGACTTCCCGATCGGCGACTACATCGCCGACCCTTGCCCCGCGCCGTCGCTGTCGACGCGGATCGTCCAACTGCTGGTCGAGCGCACGCCGACGCACGCCTACCGGGACCACCCGCGGCTCGGCGGTCGCACGCGCAAGCCGTCGCGGGCGGCCGACTTCGGCAGCGCCGCGCACGCCTGCTGGCTCGGCGGCGAGGACGTGGTGACCGTGATGATCCCGCAGCGGGAGAAGGGTAAAAAGCCGGCGGCCGGCGCTGCGCTCGTGCCGGCCGACGACTTCCGCACGAACGACGCGAAGGCGGCGCGCGCGGAGATCGAGGCCGCCGGCAAGATCCCGATCCTTGCGAAGGAGCGGGCGAAGCTGGACGATATGATGGCGGAGCTAGCCTATTACCGCGAGGCCGCCGGCATCGTGAACGGCGAGCCCGAGCGCACGATTGTTTGGGAGGAGTATGGCGTCTGGTTCCGCGTGCGGCCCGACTATCTCCTGCCGGAGATCCGCCAGGTCCGGGAATACAAAACGGCGACGAACGCCGACGCCGTGAGCTGGTGGAAAACCAGCGCCATCCCTGGCGGCTACGACATCAAGGCGGCGCTGATCCTGCGCGGGCTGAAGGCGGTGACCGGCGAGGATTGGGAATTCGTGTTCCTGGCCCAGGAGACCGACGAGCCCTACGCGGTCAACTCCATCGGCGCCGGCAACTCCGCGATCGAGTTCGCCACGCAGAAGATCGAGCTGGCGAAGGAGCGGTGGCGGACGTGCCTGGAGCGCGACGAGTGGCCGCGCTATGGCTACGAGATCGCCTGGGCGGAGATCCCCAACTACGCCCGCTTCGACTTCGAGGCGCGCACCGCGATCCAGGGGGCCGCACAATGACGCTCACCATCAGACCGGCCAAGCGGTCGGAGGCGAAGCCGCTGATCGGGCTCTACTCTGAGAGCGGCTGCGGCAAAACCAAATCCGCCCTTCTGCTGGCCCGCGGCTTCGTGGGTGGCAAGGGGAAGATCGTGATGGTGGAGACGGAGTCGGGCCGCGGCGAAGTTTTCGCCGACGAGCTGCCGGGCGGCTACGAGGTGATCCCGATCCGGGACAACTTCAGCCCGCAGACCTACGGCGAGGCGATCGCGCTCGCGGAGAAGTCCGGTGCGAAGGCGCTGATCATCGATTCCGCCTCTCACGAGTGGGAAGGGCTGGGCGGCGTCCTGGACATGGCCGACCGCAACAGCCGAACCGAGTGCCTGGCCTGCGGCTGGCTGGCTGACAAGGGCGACCGCGTGGACGTCTGCGGGAACCCGGGGTGCAAGGGCACGCGCTTCCGCTGGGCGCGCAAGGGGGTCCTCGTCTGGCAGCAGCCGAAGATCGACCACGCCAAGCATTTCATGCTGCGCCTGATGCAAACACCGATCGACCTGGTGATCGTCTGTATGCGGGCGCGCTACCCGATGGTCGAGGGACCCAACCCGGAGAACAAGGGCAAGGTGGAGTGGCACCGCTCGGGCGAGCTGTCGCCAAAGCAATCGGACGACATCCTGTTCGAGCTGCTGATCCACGGGTGGATCGATCACGATCACCGCTTCCACGGCACGAAGTACACGCGCGAGGACCAGCGCGCGGCGCTTCCGTCTGGCGAGGTGATCACGATCGAGACCGGGAAGGCGCTGGCGGAGTGGGCGAAGGGGAAGGAGCCCGCGGCGTCCGCCGAGCTGGCGAAGGCGCTGAAGGCGATCGGATCGGCGAAGTCGAATGCCGAACTGGAGAAGGTCGCCGCGAAGCTGAAGGGTGGCAGCCTGAAGGGTCACGAACTGTCGCGCGCGCGCGCGGAGTTCAAAGCCCGCCACGCCGCCCTGTCGGCGTAGCACAACCGGCCGCCACCGCCCCCTCCGTGGTGGTGGCGGCTCGCCCGGGGCCTGCGTGGGGCGGGCCCCGGGCACCAATCGAAGGAGCTGATCATGGCAACGCCGCCGCTTTGGCCGCACCAGCGCCGCGCGATCGAGCGCGCCCGCGACCGCTACCGCGAGGGCAGCCGCGCGATCTGTATGGTCGCGCCCACCGGCGCCGGTAAGACCCGGATCGGTGTGGAGATCGCGACGAACGCCGCGCGTCTGCGTGACGTCCTTTGGCTGGCCCACCGCCGCGAGCTGGTGGCGCAGGCGCGGCGCAAGCTGCCGCCGGGGATCCGGGTGGCGACCGTGCAGGAGCTGGTCGCGAGCGGAGATCGCCCGCCGGCCGGCGTCGTCGTGTTCGATGAAGCCCACCATTACGTCGCCGACCGCTGGCGCGAGGTGGCCGACCACTACGCCGACGCGATCAAGATCGGCCTGACGGCGACGCCCGAGCGCAGCGACGGCCGGGCGCTCGGGGACCTGTTCGATTCGCTGGTCGTGGCCGCGCACTACAGCGAGCTCCTGGCCGGCGGCTACATCGTGGATTGCGACGTGTTCGCCCCGGCGAAGCGGCGATCGCTCGCAGCCACGCCCGGCGAAGCCCTGCGCGCCTACGGCCGGAAGCGGCAGGCGATCGTGTTCACGGACACCGTGAAGGCCGCGATCACGGGCGCGGCGACCGAAGGCGGCGCGGCGATCACGGAACGAACGCCCACCTACGACCGCGACCTGGAGATCGGGCGGTTCCTGAACGGTACGACGCGAACGCTATGGAACGTCTACACGTTGACCGAAGGGTTCGACGCGCCGAACGCTTCCCTGTGCGTGCTGGCCCGCGGCGCGTCGCACGCGTCGACCTACCTTCAAATGGTCGGGCGCGTCCTGCGCGCGGCGAAGGACAAGCCGCCGGCCGTCGTCGTGGACCTGGTCGGCAGCTACCACCACCACGGCCACCCCACGGAAGATCGGATCTACTCGCTGGAGGGACGGGCGATCAGCCGCGCGAAGCCGGATCCGATCTGGCAATGCCGCGAATGCGGCTGGGTCGCCCCGGGGACGCCGGCCGATCGGACGTGCCCGAGCTGCGGCGCGCAGCTCCCCGAGCCCGAACAGCTCCAGATCGAGCGGAGACGCATCGAGCGCCAGGAGAGGAACGCCCGCGCGACTGACGCCGAGCGGCGGGCCGCCTATGAAGCCCTGCGCGCGCAGGCGAATGCCACCGGCAAAAAGCCTGGATGGGCGGACCACGTCTACCGCGCGAAGTTCGGAGTTTTTCCCCCTTACATTTGGAAAGAGTAGGAGACCACCATGGAGACGTGCCCCCTTTGCCTCGATGATCAATTCGACGGCGATACCTGCGCCGCGTGCGGCGCGACCCGCTGCCCTGAATGCCACAAGGTCCACCGCGACCGCCGAGCGCGGCGCGGACCGATCACGATCTGGTGCCGCAAGTGCATCGGCGAGGCCGCCGCGGAGGAACGCGCGCAGCGTGACCGCGACGACCGGATGACGGGGGATCGGTAGTGCCGCCGGTGACAGAGCGGGACGTCGTCCGCGCCATTCGGCTCGGCTGCTGTGAGCTGGCGGATCTGATGGTCAACGCCGTCGGCGTCGCCGACTTCGGGACGCACAAGGTCACCTACGGGCTGGGCGGCCCCGGCGGCTCCGACCTGGTGGGTCAACTCCGCGGCTCCGGCCGCTTCGCTGCGCTGGAGGTGAAGCGGCCTGGGTGGCGACCACGCAACGCGAAGGACAAAGCGCGCTGGGCGTCCCAGGTGGCGTTCCTGAAGCGCGTGCGGCGGTCCGGTGGCATCGGGGCCGCGGTGGACTGCCTGGAGGACGCACGCGGCGTTCTGGCGGGCGAGCTGGACCCCAGCGCGCCGGATTGGGTCGAACTGCCGGCGGACAGGCTGGCGCGGTGATGGAACTGCGCCGGCTGTCCAACCGATTCAAGCGGTGGAGGTCGTGGCGTGGCGTCGTCCACCTGACCGAACCACCCCACGACGTCGCGCTCTGCGGGAAGGTCGTGGCGTACTACGAGCCGACAGGGACGCGGATCGGGACGTGCCGAACGTGCGCCCGCGTCGCGGCGTCGAAAGGAAGGCGACCATGACCACGACAGCGATCGAGTGGGCCGACAAGGTCTGGAACCCGGTGATCGGCTGCGCGCCGATCTCTGAAGGCTGCGCCCGTTGCTACGCGCGACCCTTCGCCCGGCGGCTGGCTGGTGCCGGCGTCCAGGGCTACGAGCGCGTGAAGGAGTGGGACGGCCGCGCCGAGCTGGTGGCGAAGCGGCTGGACGAGCCCGGCCGGTGGCGCAAGCCGGCCGCGATCTTCGTCTGTTCGATGGCGGACCTTTTCGGCGACGGCGTCCTGCACGTCTGGCGCGATCACGTCTGGCGCGTGATGGCAGCCGCCGAGCGGCATCGGTTCCTGGTCCTGACGAAGCGGCCGGGGTCGATGCGGAAGTACCTGGAGAACCGCGACCCGCTGCCGAACGTCTGGCTGGGCGTCAGCGTGGAGAACCAGGCGCGCGCCGACGAGCGGATCCCCGTACTGCTGACCGTACCGGCCGCCGGTCACTTCGTCAGCTACGAGCCCGCGCTCGGCGCCGTCGACTTCCGCCCGTGGCTGCCTGGACCGATGGCGGCGACGTTCGGCGGCGGCCGGCTCGGCTGGCTGATCGCCGGGGCGGAGACCGGGCAGAAGGCGCGGCGGGCTGACCCCGATTGGTTCCACGACGCGCGCCGGGTCTGCGACCGGGCTGGAGTCCCGTTCTTTTTCAAAAAGGACAGCGACGGCCGCGGCGATCTGGGCGGCGTCGTCTACCACGCGAGGCCGTGGTGACCGCCGCCGTCCGCCTGACCCCGTGCGCGAGCTGCCGGGCGCCGACCGTGTTGCATTGCGCGAGCTGCCCCGACGGCTACTACCTTTGCGCCGCGTGCCTGGTCGTCCCGCGGAGACACCACCGGCTATGCCGGCGGCCGGCTCAGTACGCGCCCCACCTGAAGCGAAAGGCGAAGCGATGAAGCGCCCACCCCTGATCGATCTGCGGCTCGGCGACTGGCGAACCGTCCTCGAGGACTACGACGAGATCGACGCCGTGATCACGGACCCGCCCTTCAGCCGTAAGACCCACGAAGGCCGGCGCACCGGATCCGAAGTTCGCCAGTCCTCGATCTCCTACGGCTCGATCACGCGCTGCCAGGCGCAGGAGATCGTGGACTTCTTTGCACCGCGGATCCGCCGGTGGCTGGTTTTGTTCGGGGACCACGTCACCGCGTCCTGGTATCGCTCCGACTGCGAGCGCAACGGGCTCTACGTGTTCCAGCCTGTCCCGTGGGTGAAGCCAGACGCCGCACCACGGATGTCTGGCGACGGCCCGGCGTCCGCGGCCGAACACATAACCCTGGCGGCGAGGGCGGAGCCCGACGAGCTGCCCGTGGAGTGGCTGACGGTGGCGCGCACGAAGTCGAAAGCCGGGATGCTCGGAAGCGTGCCGGGATACTTCATTCACCGCACCAGCTCGACCAGGGGAACCGACGGCCAGAAGGCACACCCCGGCCAGAAGCCGCTGGACTTGATCCGCGCGCTGGTGCGGCTCTACTCGAAGCCGGGCGATCTGATCCTGGACCCGTTTGCCGGGACCGGGACGACGCTGCTGGCCTGCCGCGCGGAGGGACGCAACTGCGTCGGCGCGGAGATCGACCCCACCACCTACGCCAAGGCGGTCGACCGCCTGGCCAAACCCCACACCCTGGAGTTGTTCGGATGAAAGTGATCTACGTGGCCGGCCCCTACCGTGCCGGCGATTCCTGGCGCGTCGAGCTGAACGTGCGCGAGGCGGAGCGGATCGGGTTCGAGCTGGCGCAGCTCGGCGCCGTGCCGCTCGTCCCGCACAGCATGTACCGCTTTTGGGATCGGACGCTGTCCGATCGCTTCTGGCTGGACGGGACGGCGGCGCTTTTGCGCCGCAGCGACGCGATCGCGCTCGCGCCCCGCTTCCGCTCCAGCGCCGGATCGCTGGCAGAGCTGGACATCGCGACCGCGCTCGGGCTGCCCGTGTTCTACATGGGCGAGCCGCGGGCACTGACGGAGGTGGCGTCGTGGCTGGCCGAGTGAACGATCGATCCCTGCTGCGCGATCTGAAGTGGCCGATCGCCGCCCTGGTCTCCGCGTTCGTGCTCGGCTGGTGCCTTGGTCCGTGCGAGCGCAGGCCGACGCCGACGCCGGCCGAGCTGGACGCGGAGGTCGAGCGGTTCGACCGGCACAACTTCGACCTTCCAATCCCGGAACCGCGATAGCGGCAACGGGCGAACCATCACAACAGGAGAACACCATGACCACACCAGAAGCGGCGGCGCGCTATCTCGCCGAACACGAAGCCGCGGTGGCGGGGAGACCCGCAGCCGTCCACAACCCGAAGGACCGGCCGGCGGCGGAACTGCCGGCGATCTTCGGGTTCAACAACGGTGGCAGCCCCGGTTGGTTTCAGGCCGTCGCGATCGCGGAGGACGGGACAGGGCTCGGCTCGCACGTTTGCAGCGCGGAAGGATACATGCCGTGCGACCTTGGGATCCTGGAGGGGACGGCGCCGAAGCGTCACGAGATTTACCGCGAACACTACCCCGACGGCTACCGGATGGTCTGGATCCCGAGCGACGAGATCGACGGGCACGCCGGGTTGGCGCGCGCGTTCGAGCTGAACAAGGCGCTGGCCGAAGCGGCCGGGGCCTGATAACAACCGGGAACCCTGGGTAGCTCCCAAGGTTCCAAAAAGGAGGCGCGGCGGCTGTCCACCCCCTGGCAGCCGCCGCGCCAACAGGGGGCCCGATGCCACGCCCACAACTGACGCGCCGCGATCGAATGCGCCGCGCGAAGGAACTGGCCGAACGACTTGCCCACGACCTGGACGTCCTGGGCTTCACGCCGCAAGCCGAGGTCGCGCGCGACCTGGCCCACGGACTCTACCAGGCGCAGCTCGACCGGGCGGTCGCCGACCTGGCGAAGCCATGACCACCACGCGCGGGACGAGCAACACGAACGACCGCGGCAGCAGCTATGACCGGCGCGCGCGCCGCGCTTACCTCGCGCGGCTCTACGACCTGGGCGGCGGCGCCGTCCAGTGTTTCTGGTGCCTGCGCCGCGTGACCGATTGGGAGGTCGACCGCTGGCCGATCTGCGGGCACGCGGGCGGGCGCTACACGCGCGACAACATCGTGCCGGCTTGCCGCGAATGCAACGCGAAGCGCGGGCAGCTCTGCCAGGCCGGCGCGTGTCAGTGCAGCGGCAACGGCAACGGGAACGGGAGGCGATCGTGAAGATCCTGGAGGCCGCGAAGGCATACACCGCAGCGGGGATCAGCGTGATCCCGATCAAGGTCGACGGCTCGAAGGCGCCAGCCTGTCCGTGGAAGGAGTACCAGGAACGGATCGCGACGGCCGACGAGCTGCAGGCATGGTTCGGCAACGGGACCGAACGCGGGATCGCCGTGCTCGGCGGTCACGTCAGTGGCGGGCTGGAGATCCTGGACTTTGACGAACCCGGCCTGATCGAGAGGTGGGCGGAGCGCGTCGACCGCGAAGCGCCCGCCTTACTGGCCAGGCTTCCGCGCGTCCGAACGCCGAGCGGCGGCGACCACGTATTCATCCGAAGCGACAACCCGGCGGGGAACCAGAAGCTGGCCATGACGCCGACCGGCGTGCCGGGAAAATTCCGGGTCCTGATCGAGACCCGCGGCGAAGGCGGCTACGTGCTGACGCGGCCGAGCCCGCCGGGCTGTCACCCCGCCGGCCGCACCTACGATCCGACCAGCCCGATCCCGTTGTCCGCCGTCCCGCTGCTGGACGAGTCGGAACGCGACGTGCTGTTGGAGGCCGCCCGCGCGTTCGATGAACGCCCCCTCGAGGACGCGATCGAGGACCTACCGCCGGCCCGGCCCGACTCGCCGGCCGCGGTGACGTTCCGCGAAGCGTGCGAACGGTACAACGCCGACCACGCGCGCGACTGGCGGGCCGTCGGCGGGCCGAAGCGGGTCTGCCCCGTCTGCGGTCACAAGGGCTGCTTCGGCCCGCTGCCGAAGGACCCGAGCCGCTGGGCTTGCTTCAGCACGAACCACGGCGGCGCGGGGATCGAGGGGCCCGGCTGCTACCACGGCGACGCCCTGGACGTGGACGCGCACGCGGAGGGCGTCGACCACGCCGAGCTGTTGCGGCGGGGCGGCTACCTGGGCACGCCGTCGACACCACCGCCCCCGCCGCCGCCCGATCTGCGCGTCGTCCCGCCCCCGCCCGACGACGGCGCCCCGCCGCACGGAGAGCCGCCGGACGAAGGCCGGCCGTCGTGGCAGTACGTCACCGGCGAGGGCGATCGCGCCGTCCAGTTCGCGCTCGGCGTGCTCGCCGACGTGGACAACGTCTACCACCGGGCCCGCAAGCTCGCGCGCGTCGCGCGCGTCGACACGCCAGAGGACGGCGCGGGCGTCACGCGCGACACCGGGGCGCCGGTGGTGGTGAACATCCCCCGCCCCATGCTTTGGGAGATCATGAGCCGCGAGGCCGATTGGCTCCGGTGGGATGCGCGAAAGCGCGAGGAGGTGAGACGCGAGCCGCCGTCGCCGGTGATCACCGCGCTTCACGAGCGCGGCGACTACCCCGGGATCCGCGAGATAACCGGAGTCGTGACCGTTCCGGTCCTGCGCCCAGACGGGACGATCCACGACCGGCCCGGCTACGACCAGGCCACCGGGCTCGTCTACGTGCGCCAGCTCCGCCTGCCCGAACTGCCGGCGAAGCCGTCGCGCGACGACGCGCAGCGCGCCCTGTCGCTGGTGATGGAATGCGCCCACGACTTCCCCTTCGCGTCCGACGCTTGCCGCGCCGGCTGGCTGGCCGCGTTCCTGTCGCCGCTCGCGTTCACCGCCTACCGCGGCGGCGCCCCGATGTTCGTGTTCGATGCGTCGACCCCGGGCACGGGCAAGACCCTTTGCGCCGACGTGGTGGGGATGGTCGCGAGCGGCCAGCGGATGCCGCGCTCGCCCTACGTGAAGGAGGACGACGAGCTGCGCAAGCGGATCACGAGTCACGCGATCGCAGGCGACACGCTGGCGCTGATTGACAACGTGCCATCGGGCGGCTTCATCGGCTGGCCGTGCCTGGACATGGCGCTGACGGCGACCGCGTGGGTGGATCGCGTGCTCGGGAAGTCGGAGAATGTCCGGATGCCGCTGAACCTGACATGGTACGCCACGGGCAACAACGTCGGCGTGCGGGCCGACGCCGCCCGGCGCGTGATGCGGATCCGACTGGAGACGAACCTGGAGCGGCCGGAGGAACGCACCGGCTTCCGCCACGATCCCCTGTTGGAGTGGGTCCGCGCGAAGCGGCCCGAGCTGCTGTCCGCGTCGCTGACGATCCTGCGCGCGTTTTTCGAGGCCGGCGCCCCGACGCAAGGGCTCGCGCCGCTCGGTTCGTTCGAGGGCTGGTCCGATCTCGTCCGCTGCTGCGTCGTCTGGCTGGGCTTCACCGATCCGGTGGAGGCGCTGGCAGCGCGCGACCCCGACGCCGATCCCGATGCGTCGCTTCACCGCCGGCTCCTGCTGGCCTGGGCCGAAGCCGAAGGGCTGGCGTCGGGACTGAGCGCGAAGGACGCGCTGATCGCCGCGGAGCGCACGGGCGGCGAAACCCTGCGCGAGGTGTTGATCGAGCTGTGCGGCACGCGCAAGGGCGACCTGCCGACGCCCCGCCGGCTCGGGACCGTCCTGCGCAAGTTCCGCGGCCGGCGTCGCCAGGTGGAGAACCATGGCCGGCGCGAGCTGTTGCAGTTCGTGGCGTTCACGGACCGCAATGGCGTCGCCGTCTGGCGCGTCGAATCGGAGATCATCCCGTGACGAACACGCAAACCCACGCGGCTGTAGGAAGGATCCCCACTATGACACGGCTGGCTGTTGGGGGACGTGGAAATGATCGACACCCCGCACCGCTGGCACTACTCCCGCGCGCCTGCGCGGGACGTCTGCGGGGTGTTGCGGGGTGTGACACGCGTGACACCCCGCAGTCTTGGCACTACAGCCGCAAGGGTTTGATCCCTGCTGCGGGGTGTGCGGGGTGTAGATCCCTATGTTGAAGCTGAAAAAGTCGCAGGGTGACAAAAACGCCCGGGGAGTCGGGAATTGACCCCGCAACACCCCGCACGGGCCGATTCGCTTGAAAGGTCGGGCGCTTGCGTGCGGGGTGTCCGATCTGCGACACCCCGCACGTGGCAGCGACAGCAGAAGCGATCGACGCCAAGGGATCGCCATGGTGATCCCAATGGAAAGGGCAAGCGATGAAGATCAAGAAGGCGAAGGTGGCCGATCTCGTGTTCGACCCCAACAACCGGCGCAAGCGGACGAAACGGAACCTGGCAGCGATCCGCTACTCGCTGGAGCGGTTCGGCCAGCGGCTCCCCCTGATCGTCCGTGGCAACGTCGTCCACGTCGGCAACGGGCGGCTTCAGGTGATGCGTGAGCTCGGTTGGGAGTCGTGCGAGGTGACGCCGGCCGACGACCTGACGCCCGACGACCTGCGCGATCTCGGGCTGGTCGACAATCGATCCGCCGAACTGGCCGAGTGGGACGACCGTGGGGTCTACGAGGACCTGAAGCGGATCGGGGACCAGCAGGTGATCGACGGCCTGGGCTGGAGCGATCGCGAGTTCGTGGCGTTCGTCGCGGGGATGGACTCGCAGGTGGACGAGGACGACGCGCCCGAGCTGCCGAAGCGTGCGACCACGAAGCCCGGCGACGTCTGGCGGCTCGGGCGTCACGTCCTGCTGTGCGGCGACTCCACGAAGCGCGAGGACGTGGCGAAGCTGATGGGCAAGTCACGCGCCGCGCTGATGTTCACCGATCCCCCCTACGGCGTGATCTTCGGAGGCGCAAAGAAGAACGCGATCAGCGGCGACCTGACGCAGGCGGTGATCCCGATCTCGTTCGCGGTCGCCGTCGATCACGCGCTGGACGACAACGCCCGGCTCTACCTCTGCGGCGGCTCCACGAATTTTGAAATGTACGCCAAGCTGTTCGATCACCATCTACAGCTCCAGCCGCGGATCCTGGTGTGGGCCAAAGATGCCTTCGTGCTGCGGCGGCGGAACTATCACAGCCAGTTCGAGTTTATCTATTTCGGGTGGAAGGGCCGGGGCGGTGGTGACGCGTATTGGTACAGCGACCGAAAGCAATCGGACCTGTGGACCGTCGACAGGGATCGCGAATACCTCCACCCCACGCAAAAGCCGGTCGAGTTGCCGGCCCGCGGGATCCGGAACAGCGCGGCGCCAGGTGGGATCGTGTTCGAACCGTTCGGCGGATCGGGCTCGACCCTGATCGCCGCCGAGCAACTGGATCGACCGTGCCGCGTGATGGAGCTGGATCCGAAGTTCGCCGACGTGATCGTGGAGCGGTGGCAAAACGTCAGCGGCGGGAAGGCGAAGCGCGTGGGGGCGACGACGGCCAAGCGTCCTCGAGGACGGACGAAGGCCAAGGGTCGACGGCGGAAGTCGTGACGGTGTAGGCTCGAACCATGGGCGGCAAGAACAGCGGCCGACGTAGCCGCAAGCTGAAGGACTCACCACCGCTCGCGGCTGACCGGATGCCCTACGAGCGGCAGCCGAAGGAGACCGACCCGGCATGGCGGGCGTTCGTCTGTTACCGCGACGACCCCGAGCGCAGTCAGCAGAACGTGAGCAAGGCGCTAGGTAAATCGCGGCAGCTCGTGTCCACCTACTCGATCAAATATCGGTGGCGCGAACGGGTCGAGGCGTGGGACCGCGAGGCCGACGACAGGGCGCGCGCGGCGAAGCTGGACGAGATCGAAGAAATGCAACGCCGGCACATTCAGATCGCGCAGGGGCTTCAACAGCTCGCGGCGCTGGAGCTGCAACGCAAGCTGAAGGCGGCGCGCGCGAACCAGAAGGAAGGCCGCCTGTCGGCGAAGGACCTGAAGGAGCTGGCCGACCTGGGGACGCGGCTGGAGCGGCTGAACCGCGGCGAGCCGGAGACCTACGCCAAGGTCGAGGGCGCCGTCCAGGTGATCACGGTCGGGGGCAAGGCGATCAAGTTCTAGATAGACGGGGCCGGCGCGTGGTACTTTGCCGGCCCACCACCACACCACCACCACGGAGCAAGCGACCATGACGACGACGAAGGAGAAGGCGGCGACCTGCTGCCAGAAGAATTGCGACGCCGAGCCCACGCACCGCGTGTTCTGGCCTGGCGAAGGCCCGCAGCCAATGTGCGCGACGCACGCCCTGACGGCGCAGCGCATCGGGGCCGCGCTCGGTTCCACGATCACCGCCGAGCCGCTGACGGCCGAAAAGCTCGCCGAGCTGAACGGGGTGACGACGTGACCGGCGTGGACCCCGACACGTTCGAGGCGGCGCTGACGAAGATCGAACGGCTGGAACTGGAGCGCGACAAGCTGCGCGCCCAACTCGCGGAAGCGGACGCGAAGATCACCGGCCTGGAGCAAGCGCAGATCAGTCTGGCCGCGCTCGTCCACGGGCAGCAGGTCGCCCTGACGAAAGCGCGCGCGCGTGTGCGCGAACTGGAGGCCGGCGCCGACCGCACCACGGCGCCGCCCGCCGCGCTCGTCCCTGGGCACGACCCGGCGACGCTGCCGCGTGATCCGTTCAGCCCGACGCCCGACGAGCCGACCAGCGATCAGCCGTGCCCGTGCGGCCGTGGCCCGCTGCTGCCGGGCCGCGCTGGCTGCGCCGACTGCGAGCGCGAGGTGGGGACGCCGCGCGGCTTCGGGCTCGCGGGGGGGGGCGAGTACCGCGACGCGACCACCGGTGAGCTGTTGCACCAGGATCCGCGCGAGGGCGACACGCCGGGCGAGGACTGCCCTCCGGGCTGCGACTGCGCCGCGTGCCGTACCGGCGACCTGTTCGAAGGGGGAGAGTGATGCCGACCCTGACAGGACGACCACCGCCCGAGCGCGCGAGCTGGGCGCGGCTGGAGACCCGGTGCGGCTGCTGGCAGTACGTTCGGCAGCGCGATCCCGTGCCCTACATCGTGATGCCGCTGATCCGCCACGCCCCGGCCGACTTCGCCGGCTCGTCGTCGGACGTGACCGCGCCGGTCGAGGACACGCGCCGGTTCGAGTTCATCGGCCGGGAGAACGACGGCGCGCAGCTCTACCGCGAGGTGATGCCATGACCCGCGCCTGCCTGGCTTGCGGCTGCACGTCGATTCACACCGATGGACGGTGCGGCGTCTGCGAGTCAGACCGGATCGGCGTGGCGACTGCCCCGGCGCTGAAGCCGTGGGCCGGCCCGCTGTGCTCGCCGTCGGACCCGTGCGCGGCTGCCGGCTGCGTGCATTGTGCGGACCGCGAGACCGTGGCCGCGATGGCGGACGAAGTCGACAGGCTCTACCTGGGCGAGTTCGGGGAGCCGACCGAACCCTCGAGGACGCTGTCGCTGGAGGAGCTGGCCCGGGTCCGCGAGCTGGCCGCGTGCGGCTGCGTGGAGATCGACGGCGTGAAGGTGCCGCCGTTCGACAGCGTGGCACTGTCGCCCGACGTCCACCGCGGGCTGACCCCGGCGCTGGAGGTCGACACGGGGTGGCCCGCGCTGGTGGTCGAGTCGGACGCCCGCCTGCCGGAGCGGTCGATGTCCCTGCGACGGATGGGCGTGCCGGTGGCCGCGCTGATCGAGGACCGCGACGGCTCCGGCTGGTTCCTGGTGGTGCTCTGATGGCGGTGGTGACCGGCAAGCTGACCGGGCTGCAGGTGAAGGTCGGCGGCAAGTGGACGGCGCTGCCGACCGTGACGAACGCCGGGCTAGGCGGTGGCGACCTGGTGGGCGGCGAGTGGGTGGCGCCGCCGAAGGTGGTGCCGGTCCGCCGGTTCCAGCTCGTGACCTACTCCACCACGCCCACCGATGCCTGGTCCCGGCCGCCGTTCTGGGCGAAGGGCGACGAGCTGCCCGACCCGGAGCCCGCCGCGTGATCCTTGACCTGACCCCCAAGCAGGCGACGTTTGTGGAGGCCGCCCTGTCGGGCCGGTTCCTGTACCTGCTGTTCGGCGGCGCCATCCGTGGCGGGAAAACCGTCTGCGCGCTGTCGCTGCTGTTCATCCTTTGCCGCGTGTTCCCCGGGTCGCGCTGGGCGATCGTGCGGAAGGATCTGCCGACGCTGAAGCGGAACACGATCCCCAGCTTCAACCGGACCGCCCCGCGCCCCTTCGTCGGCGAGCTGAACAAGTCGACGTGGACGGCCACCTGCAGCAATGGCAGCCAGATCCTGTTCTTCGCGGAGTCGGCGAAGGAAGACCCCGACTTCGACAGGTGGAAGGGGCTGGAGGTCAACGGCTTCGCGCTGGAGGAGATGAACGAGTTGACGGAGGGCGGCTTCAACATGGCGATCCAGCGCGCGGGGTCGTGGACTGTCGCCGGCCGCGACCAGCCGCCGCCGCTCGTCGTCGGGACGTGCAACCCGGCGCGCGGCTTCGTGAAGCGCAGGTTCTACGACCCGTGGAAAGCCGGCACGCTCGCGGCGCCGTACTACTACCTGCCCAGCAAGATCACGGACAACCCGCACAACCCGCCGGCCTACGTCGAAAGCCTGAACAACTTGCCGCCCGCCGACTTCGCCCGGTTCGTGGAGGGCGATTGGGATCGGGCGGACGACCCCGACCAGTTGATCGCCTACGAGTGGATCACGCAGGCGATGAACCTGGAGCCCGAGCGCGGGAATCGATCGCTCGGCGTGGACGTCGCGCGCTCCAACAGCCCGACCGCCGACGACACGACGATCGCCGACCTGGACGGCCTGACGCTCGCCGGCCTGGAGTACCATCACGGGATCCCGACCGACCGGACGTCGGAGCTGGTGGCGGCGAAGATCAACGGCCAGGACGGACGGTCGCCGTGCGACCCGGCCCGGGTGAAGGTCGACGTCGTGGGCGTCGGGGCCGGCGTCGCCGACAACCTGGTCCGCGACGGCTTCGACGTGGTGCCGTTCGTGGCTGGCGCGAAGGCCGCCGAGCGGACCGGCGACGACGGCGACGGCTCGACCTTCTACCGCTTCGCGAACGCGCGCAGCCAGGCATGGTGGGAGTATCGCGAGCTGTTGCGGCTCGGCCAGGCGCCGATCGCCGTGGACGATCCCCGGCTGTTCGAGGACCTGACGGCGCCGCACTACAGCGTCAGCGGCGACAAGGTGATCACGGTAGAGAGCAAGGATCGCCTGCGCCGCCGGATCCACCGCTCGACCGACGCGGCCGACGCGGTGATCATGGCGTATTGGGAGCCGCCGGAGGAGGAGGACACCGGGCCCGCCCCGGCGTTCGTCTGATGATCGCGACCACCACAACCGCGATCGGGACGTGGACCTGGCACGCCTACGACGGCACGGCCGACAGCTCGGGGGCCGACGCCCTGGCCCACGACCCGGCGAACTGCGTGGAGCTGCTGGCCGAGCTGCCGAAGCCGCAGCCGGTCGAGCTGCTGGACCCCGACGAGCTGAAGCGCCTGCGAAGCCGTGCGGGCTCGCTGGACGGCGCCGCGTGGCGCGCGCAGCTCCACGCCCGCGAGCTCCACGTCCAGGCGCCCAGCGAGCCGCCAGCGCGCCGCACGCCGACGCAGCGGTCGACGGCGACCGGCTGCCGGAACTGGCGGCGGCCCAGGTAGACATCCGTGCGCCCGCCGGGTTACCTTCGGCCATGGCGGATCCCCTCTACATCGGCGACAACCGAACCTACCGGCTGACCATCACGGACAGCGCCGGCAACCCCCCGACGGGCGGGACCACCGCCTGGACGGTCGAACACGCGGTGAAGGCCGACGACGACGACGCGGCCCAACTGATCACGAAGTCCAGCGCCGACCCGTCGCAGATCGAGCCGGCCAGCCCGAACCCCGACGGGAACCTGTGGCTGATCCACTACGAGCCCGGCGACACGGCCAGCCTGGAGCCAGGCACCTACGTCCGTTTCACGAAGGTCACGACCGACGGCGGCGAAGTGTTCACCATCGTCCGCGACGATCTTCCGCTGCTGGCGAAGGGCGTGGCCTGATGCGCCTGGGCGACCCGTTCGTTGGCGTGTCCCACGACGCGCTCGCCATTGGAGCGCACGACCACCACCCGCAGCCGCGGCACGTTTCGATCTCGAACACGTCGCAGGTGATCGCCGGTGGCGCCGCCTTCAACCTGGACCTGTCCCTGGGCCGCTCGGGCTACACTTTCGCCCGGGTGATGATCACCGGGCCGAAGTCCAGCGGCTTCAGCTCGGCGCAATGGCGCGAATGCGCCGACGTTCACGTCACCGCGACGCTGGCGGACGCGATCGGTCACAGCGTCCGCGACTCCGGATCCACCTACAAGGTCTACGGCGTGACCTATGCGAAGGCCGTGGGCGCGACGAACCTGACCCACAAGGTATTCGACAGCAACACCGGCGGATCGAACCGCTACATCGCCCTGAAGGACGCGCAGATCATCGGCTCCACCCTGCGCCTGACCTTCCATAACTACGACGCCGGCCCGCAGACCTTGTGGGTCAAGGGCGAGGCGGTGATCTGGTGAGACCGGCAGCGATCGCCACGGTCACGGACCACGACCAGGTCCGCGACGTCAGCCCGGCCGACCACCACGCCCCGGTGGCGTCCGCGCGGTTCGTGGTGAACAGCCAGCCGATCGCCGGGTCGTCGTCCTACGTGCTGGCCGTCCCGCTCGGGCGGTCGGGCTGCCAGGTCATTCGCGCCGTGCTGCGCGGCTCGCGGTCCGTCGACATTCAAGGGCACGGCGGCTGCTTCGTGGTCGGGACGGCGACGGCGCTGCAATCGGGCAGCATCGGGATCGAGCCGTACCCCAGCGGCACGCAGTCATACATGGGCGGCTACTCGCGCCTTCACGGCGACGGCTACCTGTCAGGCAGCGGGATGTTCGGCACGGGGATCCGGCTACTGGACGCATACATCAGCGGGAGCGACGCCCGCTTCGTGTTCCAGAATGCCAGCGTGCTAAGCCAAAACCTGACTACCTACGGATCGGTGGTGGCGAAATGAGGGCGACAGCTCCAGACGCGCAGCCGACGACGCACGCAGCGCTGACGAACGTGACGGCCGACCAGCACCACCCCGCGCCGCAGGTGATCAGCTTCAGCAACACGACGGCCGTAATCCCGCCGCTCCCCGGCGGCCCCTATGTGCTGGACGTCGCCGTGCCCTTCGACACGCAGGCGGTGATCTTCAGCCTACGATCGCCGCACGTCACGGAGGGCGCGGGCGGCTGCGCGGGCGTCACAGGGATCGCCGACCGGAACAGCCTGAACACGTCGACCGTGTCCATTGGCGGCCACGGCACCCTGGTGTCGGCGAGCTACAACGCGATCTACTCGCGCGCAGGCGCGGCGCTGAACCTGTCGCACAAGGTGTTCGACTCCACCCTGTCCGTGTCGCTGACCAATGCCTGCCTGGTCGCCACCGGCCCGAGCACGCGCGTCCTCCGGCTGGAGTTCACGAACTACAGCGCCAGCAACCAGACCCTGTCGGTCTATGGGGAGGCCGGCTTGCTATGACGCTGAAGGTCCTGGCCATTTGCTACGAGGACCCGGAGCGCATCCTGGGCGGTATGGGGATGCACGTCCGCGAGCTGTACCGGGCGATGTCGAAGCGCGACGACGTGGCGATCGACCTACTGACCGACGGCGAGCGCGAGGGGTCGGTCGACTACCTGGGCTTCCGAAAACACTACAGCGACAAGCTGGCCTGCTGGAAACCGCGGCGCCCCGACTTCGCGTGCCTGTCCCTGCTGGACATCCAAATGCTTCGGACGCTGCTACGGCTGTTCGCGGAAGGCCACCGCTGGGATCTCGTCCACGTTCACGAGTGGAACAGCCTACAGGTTGCCAAGACCGCGCGCGACGCGCTGGGCGTGCCGATGGTCGGGACGATGCACCTTTGCCTGACGGCGCTGGCGCAGCAGGAGAACCCGGCGATCGACTATGGCAGCCTGCGCGAGGCCGATCTCTACATGATGAACCAGGAGGGAGCCTTGGTCTGCGAGGTGGACGATCTGATCTTGTGCTCGGGCTCCTACGTCGACACCGTGCGGCGGACGTTCCTGACGGATCGCCCGGTGACGATGATCCCCAACGGGATCGACCTGGACGAGTGGAACCCTGGTGCCGGCGACCGCGACCGCGGGCGAGCTGCGAACGTGCTGGACCGCGACCGGCCCGTCGCGCTGTACGTCGGGCGGATCGCGACGATGAAGGGGATCCAACACGTCCTCGAGGTCGTGGAGAGCACGGACACCGGCTGGCAGATCGCGGCTGCCGGCGAGGTGAACGCGAACAACGAGGAAGAACGCGAAGGGTGGGAACTGACGCAGCGGCTACGCGCGGCCGAGCGCGAACACCCCGAGCGGTTCCGGTGGCTGGGCTTCCGGCACGGCCAGCGGCTCCGCGACCTGTACGCCGCCGCCGACGTGGTGATCATGCCGTCGACTCACGAGCCGTTCGGGATCGTCGCGCTCGAAGCTATGGCCATGGGCGCCCCGCTGATCTCCACGGAGGTCGACGGCCTGGGCGAGATCGTGGCGCCGGAGGGCGGCGACGAATACGCCATGATCATCCCGCCGCGCTCGCCAGCGGCGATCATTGCGGCGCTGGACGAACTGAAGGACCCGGCGAAGCGCGACGAGCTGCGACAGCTCGGCCGGCGCCGGGCCCGCGACTATTCCTGGCAGACCGCGGCCGATGCCACGGTCGACGTCTACCACCAGGCGACCAACAGAAGGAGCCGAACATGATCACCCTTCCCGCCCCAATCGACCCGCCGCCGAAGATCACGCACGCGAAGATCGTGGCGATAAAGATGGAGGACAACATCGAACACTGGATCAAGGCGTGGGCGACCTACGGCTACCAGGTTGGCGGCGAGTTCGTGGAATGGCGCGAGCCGACCAGCGGCAACATCGCCCAGCCCGTGGAGATCCACTTCGAGGACGGGGTCCACCCGCTCGCCCCGGGCCGCGCGCTGTTCGTCTGCCCCGACTGCGGGCGCTTCAGCGAGACCGCCGACCCGTGCCCGTGCGAGGGACGACCCGCACCGTACGACGCCTTCAGCCGCCTAGTGGGCACGGCGCCGGGCGACAGGCAGACCTGTTGCGTGGGGATGATCTGCGGGATCTACCAGCTCGCGACGACGGACCGCGTCCCGGACCTGATCACCGGCGAGCCGCGGACGATCATCCCCGGGGAGTTCACGCCGTGACGACCGTGCGGATCCTGGACGGCGACACGGAGCGGATCCAGTCCGCCCCGCTGAAGGACGGAAGCCTGGCGGCCGTCACCGGCTCGGCCACCGTCGTCGTCGCGGTTCAGCGCGTCAGCGACGGGCAATGGCTGGACTGGAACGACGACACCTTCAAGGCGAGCGGCTGGACGACCCGGCAGCAGACCATGACGGAGGTGTCGGCGACGCTCGCGCCTGGTGAGTACCGGCACGACTTCGACACCAGCGCGATCACGAACGCCGCGGCCGACGACACCTACATGGTTCACCTGGACGACACGAGCGGGACGGCGGTGAACGTGCCGCAGGTCGGCGAGATCAAGATCGACCAGTGGCCGGCGGCGATCCTGGAGGACACCGCGGCGATCGACGCGCGCCTCCCGAGCGACCCGGCCGACGAGTCGATCCAGCTCGCGGCGCACGCGCAGACGCAGGCGGACGTCGCTGCGCTGAACGATCTGAGCCAGGCCGACGTCCAGGCCGCCATGACCGCGCAGGGCTACACCAGCGGGCGGGCGTCGAACCTGGATGACCTGGACGCCGCGGTCAGCTCGCGCGCGACGCAGGCGGAGATCCTGTCGGACGCCACGCCGTTCCCCGGCGGCAACATCGACGCGGCGATCTCCAGCCGCTCCGACTTCGATGAAGCGACCGACCCGGTGGAACTGCTGGACAGCGGCGGCGCCGCGGGCACCAGCGCCGCCGAGCTGGTGGCGGACATCGACGCGGAACTGACCACGCAGCACGGCGCGGGGAGCTGGCAAGGGTCCAGCCTGACAAGCCAGCAGGTCCGCGACGCGATGAAGCTGGCCCCGACCGGCGGAGCACCGGCGGCCGGTTCGGTCGATCAACACCTGGACGACATCGAAGCGGACACCGCAGCGATTGAGCCGCTGGCGACAGCGAACCTGGACGCGGCTGTGAGCTCACGGAGTTCGCACAGCGCCGCGGACGTCGACACGGCGATCACCGGCTCGCACGGCGCGGGCAGCTACCAGACCGCCACCGGGTTCGCCACACCTGGCGACGCAATGGACCTGGTGACGGACGCGGTCGACGCGGACGCCGTCGCCACCAGCGGCGCCCAGGAGATCCGCGACGAGATCCTGGACGACGCCACCCGGTTCAGCGGCGCCGACATCGACGCGGCGATCAGTTCGCGCAGTTCGCACAGCGCCGCCGACGTGGACGCACAGCTCTCCGGCAGCCACGGGGCCGGGTCGTGGGAAGGCACCAGCCCGGCCGCGGTCGACGCCGAGCTGACGGCGAACCACGGCGCCGGGGCGTGGACGACGGCGACGGCGACGGCCACCGCGGAATGCCACCTGTCGGCCGCCTACGTCGACAGCGGTGGCGCCGAGCGCGTGCGCGTGTCCGCGTGGCTGGACCGCTCGGATCAGACCGTGACGGCCCCGACGGATTGCACGATCGCCTGGTACAGCGAGGGCGGCGCTCTGCTGTTCACGAAGTCGCTGGCCGATCCAGAACTGACCGGGCCCGACGCCCGCGGCGTGTTCACCCTGATCACCGCGGCGGGCGACTTCGCCCTGACGTCGAAGCGGGCGGACTACTGCCAGGTGACGATCACGGACGGGACCGGCACCGTCACCACCACGCGCGGCGTGCCGACTGCGGGGTGATGCGTGCCGTTCCTTCTGACAAACGACCCCGCCACGCAGATCGTCAGCCTGGAGCTGGAGGCCGGCGAGGTCGTGATCGTTGAAGCGGTCACCGGAACCCTGGAGGAGGAGGACGTCCTGACCGGGGAGCTGGTCGAGGTCGACACGATGATCGGCGAGCTGTGCGAGGTGGCCCCGTGACGTTCCTGGCTGGACAGGCGATCCGGTCGCAGCTCGTGACGCTGAACCTGGCCGGCGACACGACGACCAACGTGGAGGACTTGGTGGGCGTCGTGCCCGACCCGGAGGACCTTGCCGGCGTCGTGGTCGAGGTCGAGGACCTGACGGGGACGGTCGACAATGGCTGCCCGGGCGAGTAGGAGCAAGCGATGGCGGAACCGAAGGACACCACCACGAAGCGGCGCGGCAACGCGAAGGACGAAGCCGAACTGCGGCGCGAACTGCGGCGGCGCAAGGGCGCGAAGGTCACGAAGCCCGAGCGCGAGCGATCGAAGGTGTCGAAATGAGCGACGACACCGAAGCCGTGAACTGTCCCCGGTGTGGTGACTTCATTTGCCCCGCCTGCGGTGGCGCGTCGGCCAGCAGTAGCCAACCGCCAAAGGCTGCGCCGCCGCAGGCGACGGCAAGCAATCCTCGAGGACGGCGCCGGCCGGCCCGCGCGCTCGCCGCCCTGGTCGTGCTCGCCGTGCTGGTCGGGCCGGCGTCGATCTTCGGCGGCGCCGTGGCGGCCGTCGCCTACGAGTGTTTCCTGTTCGGATGGGAGTTGATCCGATGAACGTGATCCAGCGTTTCGGCGCCTGGCTGCTGGGGAAGGACCTGAACGAAAGCCTGCAGCAGGCGATCCATATGACCACGATGCAACCGGCCGCGCGTCGCAACACGGCCGAGCTGATCCAAATGTACCGGGTCAGCCCGTGGCTTCAGGCGGTGACGAAGAAAATCAGCCAGCGATTCGCCGCCGTGTCCTGGCAGCTCTACGCCGTCGGGAACGAGGAGCGCGGCTTCCGCGACGCGGGGACGCTGAAGGATATGGGCCCGTACGATCGCCACGCGGAGATCCGGCGACTGAAGCAAGCGGGCGAGGTGACGCAGATCGAGATCCACCCGCTCCTGATCCTGCTGAACACCGCCAACCCTTTCATGACCGGCAGCGCCGGCCGGCTGCTGACGCAGCTATATCGGGACATCGTCGGCGAGTCGTTCTGGGCGCTGGGGATGAACCCGCTGGGCGTGCCGTCGGAGTTCTGGCCGCTACCGCCGTCGTGGGTGACCGATCTGCCGGTGGGGGAGGACGGCGTCTACCAGCTCCAGATCGCCGGCCAGCGGTTCACGCTGCCGAAGGACGACGTCATTTGGTTCCGCGACCCTGACCCGGCCGACCCCTACGGCCGCGGCGCCGGCACGGCGGAGTCGCTGACCGACGAGATCGAGACCGACGAATACGCCGCGCAGTTCGTCAAAACGTTCTTCCGGAACCGCGCGAAGCCCGAGCTGCTGATCTCGATCGAAGGTCTGGACGGCGAGCAACTGAAGGAGGCGAAACAGCGATTCGAGAACCAGCACCAGGGCTTCGGACGCGCGCACCGATCGTGGTGGCACAACACCAAGATCGACGTGAAGGAGCTGACGCAGAAATTCACGGATATGGAGTTGCAGCAACTCCGCGAGTCGGAGCGCGACACCGTGATCAACGTGTTCGGCGTCCCGCCCGAACAGCTCGGGATCGTCACCAGCTCGAACCGCGCCACGGCTCACGAGTCGGAGAACATCATGGCGACGTCCGTGCTGGTCCCGCGGCTGGAGCCGTTCCGCGAACAGCTCCAGGAGGAGCTAGTACCGCGCTACGACGGGCGGCTGATCCTGGACTACGTCAGCCCAGTCCCGTCCGATCGGACCTTCGCCCTGGAGGTGATGAAGGCCGCCCCGTATATGTTCACGCGCGCCGACTGGCGCGAGCTGGCGGAGTTCGAGAACCGCGGCGAGGGCGACGACGTCCACCTGCAGCCGTTGAACCTGACGACCGTGACGGCGCCCGAGCCCGACGCCACCGGCTCGTCTAACATTCGCGAGCTGCCGGCGCAGCCGCGGCCGAAGGAACTGGAGGCGCCGCGGGCGAAGGCGATCGACCCCAACGGGATCCAGGTCGTCCTCGAATCGATGCGGCCGGAGACGCTGGCCGACGAAGCCCTGCCGGTGTGGAACGACGAGCTGCAGGCATGGGGCGATCGCGTGCTGGGCGATCTGAACGTCGGGGTCCGCTTCGATATGCGGAACCCGAAGGTGGTCAGCCACCTTCTGGAGTTCGGCGCCGACCGGATGGAGGGAATCAACCTCGAGAGTCGGATCCGGATCCGGATCACCCTGGTCGAGGGGATGCAACGCGGCGAAGGCGTGCGCGAGCTGGCCGAGCGGCTGACCGACGAATTCGCGTGGATGGGCGAGACCCGAGCGCAGACGATCGCGCGGACGGAGTCGGTCCGCTCCAGCTCGTTCGGGTCGTTCGAAGCCTACGGGCAAAGCGGCATCGTCGAAGCGAAGGAATGGCTACACACCCCGGACGAAAAGGTAAGGCCGGAGCATGAACAGCTCGGCGGCCAGCCGCCGATCCCGCTGCGCGACGACTTCGAGATCGACGGCATGACCGCGCCCTATCCCGGCGAGTTCGGGATCGCATCGATGGACATCAACTGCCGGTGCGCGGTCGCGCCGGTGGTCGATGCCAACGCCGAGCCGCGAACCCTGGAGGCACGGGATCAGCTATGGAAGGTGAACGAGTCGGAGCGATTGCCATGGGAAGCGAGCGCAACGGAAGCGTTTCGGCGAGCGTTCCAGCGCCAGGCGGCCGACGCCCTGAAGGCGCTGGAGCGCGTCGCGACCTGAACCCGCGCTGCCAGGGGATCCGGCAGCATCCCCCGGGCCGATGCGGTAAGCTGCTGCGCGCGGAGTTGACCCGGCCGTGGTCGTGGGTCTGCCCCCGATGCGGCCACCTGAACCGCTCGCCTTGACAAGATCATTCCCCGTCCCCTACAACTGAACATCCCCGCGAGGCCGCCGCGACACGAGCCCTGAAGTCGCCGACAAGGTGACACCTATGGATCTCCGGCGGCTCGACCCCAAAGCCTTCAAGAAAACGATTCGAGACGGCGGAGACGTCGGGCGAGTGGCGATCCCCAAGGGCTTCGCCTGCGAGGTCGCGAAGGCTGAAGGCGAGGACGGCGGAGATCGCCGGCTCCAGTTCCGGATCACCACCGGCGCCGTCGACCGCGACAACGACACCGTGAACCCGAAGGGCGCGACGAACCTGGACGGGTTCCCCGATACCGGCGTCGTGCTTTGGGCGCACGACTCGCGGCTGCCGCCGATCGCCCGCCCGGTGAAGGCGTGGACGGAGGACAACGCGATCAAGGCGATCGCTGAGTTCGCCCCGGCCGACCTGGATCACCCCCTGGGCATGGGCTTCGGCGAGACCGTGCGCCGGATGTACGTCGAACGGCTCATGAAGTCCGTTTCGATCGGCTTCATCCCGGAGGAGTGGAGCTGGTCGGAGGAACGCGCGAGCGACGACGGCTTCGCCACCGGGATCGACTTCAAGCGGTGGGAGCTGCTGGAGTTCAGCGCCGTCCCCGTGCCAGCGAACCGGGAAGCCCTGGTCGAACTGGCCGCGAAGGGGATGGACCTGTCGGGCGTCTACGAGTGGGCGACCCGCTGCCTGGACGGCGGCGCCGGTGAGCTCGTCGTGCCGCGCCGGCTGGTCGAGGACGCCCGCGAAGGGCTGGCCGAGCTGTACGGCAAGGGTCAGAAGGTCCTGGACTTCGGCGCCGCGTCGAAGCAACCGGAGGACGAGGACGAGCCGGAGGACGAGGACGAGGACGAGCCCGCGGACGAGCCGGCGGACGACGAGCCGCCCGCCGACGACGAGCCAGCCCCCGAGGGCGAGCCGGAGCCGGAGCCCGAGCCCGCCGAGCCCGCCGAGCCCGCCGACGACGAGCCGATGCCCGACGAGCCGGAGGACGAGGAAACCGACGGCGACGGGATGGACGACGAGGACGAGGACGCCGCCTGCGACGACGACGAGGACAAGGCGGCGAAGCCGCGGGCGAAGCGCGGCCGGGTCCTGTCGGCGAAGAACGAAAGCGACCTGAAGGCCGCGCGCGATCTGGTCGACGGCGTGATTGCCCAGGTTCAGCAGCAGGCGGAGGACGACGACGCCGACGAACCGAAGTCGATCGAAGCCGTCCTCGAGGACCTGGCGGCCGGCGACCCGCTCCCGCTCGACCGCGTCGATCGCATCGTGCGGGCCGCCGCGGAGATCGCCCACAAGGCGGCCGGGGACGAAACCACCACCACCGGAAGCGACACCAGCGAGGAGGAGATCGTTGCGCTCATTCGCGAGGTAGCGATCGAGGCCGCCGAAAAGGCGATCCGTAAACACAGCGGCGCATTGCCGTAAGGAGAGGTGAGACCATGGATCCGAAGATGAAGGATCTGATCCGCGAGACGGTGGCGTCGACTGTTGGCGACGTGATCGATTCCAAGCTGAAGGACGCGCAGGACACGAAGCAAGCGCCGACCTTCATCCCCCGAGGGAACAAGCGGTTCCCCGTCGACCAGTTGAGCGCGAAGGCGCTGGACGAACTGACGAACGACGAGCGCGGGCTGCTCGCCGGTCGCTGCGTCCGCTACGTCGCGAGCTGCCAGGGCAACCTGGAGAGCGCGATCGCCATGGCGAAGGCGCACGGCGACAAGTCGATCGTGGAGGCGTGGGAGAAGGCGATGACGTCCGACGTGTTCGCGTCTGGCGGCGCCCTAGTCCCGCCGGAGTTCGCGGCCGGGATTATCGACAAGCTGTACGCAACCGCCGTGATGCGCTCGCTGGGCGTGACCGTGATGCCGATGAACACCGGCTCGCTGACCATGCCGTTCATCAGCACGGGCGCTTCCGCCGCCTACGTCGGCCAGGAAGGCGACAACATCAGCAAATCCGAGCTGGGGACCGGGCAGCTCCAGTTGAGCGATAAGAAGCTCGCCGCGCTGGTGCCGATGTCCAACGATCTCCTGCGCAACGGTGGCCCGGCCGCCGATCGCATCGTCCGCGACAACATGGTGCGCGAACTGCGCCTGGTCGAGGACGTGGCGTTCATCCGGTACGACGGCACCAGCGGCAAGCCGAAGGGGCTTCGCTATTGGGCGCAGACCACGTTCGGCGCCAGCGGCGGCGCGAGCCCGACGGCCGCGCAGGTCGCCGCCGATCTCTACCAGGCCATGCAAAGCCTAGAGGATCTGAACGTGCCGCTCCAGGGCTGCGCGTGGGCGATGGCGCCGCGGACGAAGTATCTCCTGGCGTCGCTGCTGGACGGCAACAACAACTACATCTACCGCGACGAGATCGCGCGCGGCGAGCTGCTGGGCTACCCGCTCGGCGTGACCACGCAGATCCCGAAGAACCTGGGCACCGGCTCCGACGAGTCGGAGATCTACTTTTTCAACGCGCCCCTGTGCGTGATCGCGGAGAACGAGAACCTGATGCTGGAGGCGTTCCCCGGCGGCGCCTACTACGACGGGAGCGCCGTCCAGTCGGGCATCAGCCGCGACGAAACCCCGATCCGCGCCATCGCGCTCCACGACTTCGGCTGCCAGCAGCGCGGCCAAGAGGTCGCGGTGATCACCGGGGTCCAGTGGACCGCCTGATCCACGCCCTGACCTAGCCGGTAAAAAGCCGGAGGGGGGCCGACGGTCCCCCTTCGGTGATCATAGGCGGCACGAACCGCACCAAAGGAGACCAGACCATGTTGCACCCCCGAACCGACGCAGGCGCGCACGCCGTTCCCGTGCTGGCCAACTGGCAGCAGGACGCGAGCGGCGATCCCGTTATTCTGACCGCTGGCGCCACCGAGGACGGCGTGAAGATCGACGGCGAGACTATCAACCGACGCGACGCGCTGTCGTGCGTCCTGTCCATCGTGGGCAAAGCCGTCCTCCAGGCCACGGAGACGATCAGCTTCGCGGCGGAGTACCAGGAGAGCGACGACGGCTCCACCTGGGATACCGCGGTCGCGCTCCAGGCTTCCACCGTGGCGGCCACCGGCGACACCGGCGGCAGCACGGAGGGCTTTGCGGTCGAGCTGCCCCTCATGCTGAAGCCGCTGAAGAAGTACGTGCGCTTCAACATCACCCCGGCGATGTCCGCGAGCGGGACCGACACCGCGGTTTGGGCCGCTGCCTGCGACCTGATGGGCTTCGACGTTCTGCCGGCCGCGCAGGCCACCAGCTAAGATGGCACGCGCGAAGCTGACGTCCGTGCGGTTCCTGAAGGGGCACCGCTCCTACAACTCCGGCGAGGTCGCCGGCTTCGATCCGGTCCTCGCGGGGAAGCTCGTGAAGGCCGGCGTCGCCGCCTATGCGAACAAGCCGGGACCGAAGGCCGAGCCGAGGGCGGAGCCGGAGAAGACCACGCCCGAGCCGGAGGACAAGCCGAAGGCGAAGGGCAAGC